ACCGACATACTCGGGCAGTTTGTCTACGTACTGGAAGGCAATCTGGTTGTGATCAGCGATCAGTTGCCGCCCGACACGGTTCCCGATTTTACGCATCTCGGCGTCACGGGGCATGTTTACTACGCACCCCCGGAATTGAATGAGGAAGAGTAATGCCTCCGTACACGCCCAACCCTTCAAGATTTGAACAGACACTTGGAGGTCTGCGCGGACGTACCGATCAATTCCTGCGTGCGTGGCGAGTGATCCTGTCGGGCGACTCAATGCCGGGAGGTGGTGGTGGCGACGAATCGATTATCCTAAGCAGTGACGCGCCGACAGGTGAAGGACTGTACAATATCGGCAACGCTTCGGTGCTTAATTATGCCGCTGGGTTGCGCATGTCGTTTCAGGTCAATCAGGCCAACAGTCAGACACCCAACACCGCCGAGATCACGATATACAATCTGGAAGACAATTTTGCGAAGAACCTGATAAAGGAAAACAACTACGTCATCCTGCAAGCCGGGTATGAGTGGGGCAGAACCGGCACGATATTCACTGGCACGATCAAGGCATTCAAGCGGGGCCATGAGAACGTAACCGATTCCTATCTCAAGATCTATGCGGCGGACGGTGACAAAGCGCACAACGAAGCGGTTATTGCCAAGGCAATAAAAGCTGGCACCAATCAAAAGGAGAAGGTCGAGCTATCAATAAAGGAAATGGAGAAGCGCGGGGTTACTAGAGGTTATGTCGATCCCAGAGCCGTAACCCTTGGGCCAAATATTCGCGACGAGGTTCTGTACGGGCTGGTGGCTGATGTCATGCGAGACTTCGCCGGTCAGAACGGAGCCATGATCAATGTTCTGGATCAGAAGTTCAATTACACCAAACCCGATTCCTACAAGCCGGGCGCGATTATCGAACTGACTGCCGAGAGCGGTCTCATCGGGTTCCCGGAACAAACCCAGGATGGTATTAACCTCGTCGCTCTGATCAACCCGGCAATCCGGCTGATGCAACGGATCAGGATCAACAACAAGCTGATAAATCAGTATCACTTGCCGGGAAATGCCGACAAGACCTCTGGTGATAGTTTCGGCTTCAATTACCCTACCTACAGTTCGTTTCAGCAGTTTGCGAAGATCTCCGATGATGGGGTCTACACCCCGTGGCAGATCACCTACGAGGGTGATAGCCGGGGTGGGCCTTGGTACATGCATATGGTTTGCATGACCGTTGACGCCACCAAGGACAATGAGAGGGGCAGCCTATTTGGCGGCTTGCTGGCAGTTGTTCTTAATTAGGTGCAGATAATGGCGAACCCGCGTGAACGCTGGAACGATATGGAAGAAAGTATGCGGGCGGCGGTCGATCGCCATCTGGGTACGGTATGGACCGCGTTGCCGGTAACGGTGGTCGAGGACAGCAAGGACGGGCATGTCGTAAAGGTGCAGTCCACGATAAAGGGCTGGCAACAGCAGGATGACGGTAGTGTAAAAGCGGTTCCTATACCGGAATTCGGTATGGTGCCGATCCATCACCCATCGGGTGGCGGTTTCACGGTCACCCATCCGGTAAAGAAAGACGACGAGGGGCTTGTCGTATTTTCATCGCGTTGCATCGATGGCTGGTGGAAAGAGGGCGGGGTTCAAGCGGAACCCTACCGCAGAAAGCACAGCCTATCGGATGCGATGTACATCCCCGGTATCCGCAGCAAACCGCGCAAGATCAATCCCTTTGTCAGCAAGGACACCGCCCAGTTCCGCAGTGACGATCAACACTTCTATGTCGAGATCGCCAAGGACAAGGTAAAAATCGTCTTTGCCACCGATAAAGATGAAGGTGAGCAATTCGATGAAGGCGAGGAGGGGCCGGAAGAGGGTCAGGAAGGCGATAAAGAAGAGGAAGAGAAAGAAAAGAAGACCACACCGCGCATGGTGCTGGAGGTTTCCGAAGACAAGATCATGGGCACCGTGCTCGATGAGAATGGGAAAGAAACCAGTTATTTCGAGCATACCAAAGACGGATACTTCAGAGTCAAAGCACCGAAAGAGATCCTTCTAGATACTCCTCTTGTGAAGATTACCGGCAAGATTGTTGCGAGTGGCGAGATCACCGCAAAAGTAAGTGGGACCGTGCAAGCCGATGGCACGGTCATACCCGATGAGGATGACCGGGCCGGCGGCGGCTCGGTATCGATGTCGCAACATCGTCATCCACAAGGCAACGACAGCCGGGGCGACAAGGAACTGGATACCGGCGTCCCGATTTCGGGAAGCTAGAAATGTTCCGCTATCGGAGGCTATCGGAAAATTTAGGTGATCCCCGCAGGACGGGTGGCGATATGTGCTTCGGCAGGGGATTTCAAGATTTTATAGTCGATAGCCCGGTTACTGTAGCGCAGGCAATTTTAACGCGATTGAGATTATGGCAAGGGGAATACTTCCTAGCGTTAAATATCGGTATTCCATATCTCCAACAGATCCTTGGTCATTCGCCATCCGCCAACATACCGGATAGTGCGATTCACGGTACGATCGCCAACACGCCGTTTGTGCGTCATATCACCGATTACTCTTCGACCTTTAGCAGTACGGCACGAAACTTCACGGTCAGTTGTAAAGTCGAGACCGCATTCGGCCCCGTGACACAAGCCCCATCCGGCGCGCTGGTCAGCCCAGACGGTTTGTTGGTCATACCGCTCGCATTACACCCATCGATACAGATCCCAGAGCCTATCCCACAGATCACGGCGGGGCGTCGCGTTCTTGAACCACCGCGTCGTAGGCTTGAACCGCCCCGTCGAATGTTACCAAGACCGAGATAAGAGGAGACACAAGTGGCGATTAATCAGTTCGTACCATTTGCTGCGCAACCCGGAGCGAATGTTGTCACACAATCCAGTTACGCAGCCGATCCGACAACCGGGATGGGTTTTAGTTCTGGTATCGCTCTCAGTGCGAAACTGAACAAGGTGTGGCGGCAGAGTTCATTTGTCTCAGCCGGGGTGGCTGAACTGGTGTCGCGTCTGCTTAATCAGGACGTGCTCGATGACGGCAATCTTACTAACTTTGTGCAGAAGCTTGAGCAAGCACTTATTTCGATGCGTCCGAAACAAGTGCTTATGTCGCCGATCACTAACTTCTATGTGTCAGCGACACGCGGTTCCGATTTCTCTACTGGTGTGAGCACTGCTGAGCCCTGGCAGACCCTGCAACACGCGATCAACACGGTGACCAATAACCTAGACTTCAACATGCAGTCGGTGGTCATCAATGTGGAAGACGGTAATTACACACCGTTCGTTTGCGGCACTATTCCATCCGGTATGTTTGGGCGAGGCTCTCAACAACTGACGATGCGCGGCAATGTCGCTAATCCGGGGGCGGTTAGGATCATCTCGCAAACCTCATCCTGTGTCATGGTGCAGGCCGGTTCGCAATTGCATATTGAAGGCTTTCATCTCGAGTCCCGTGGCGTCGGTCCTTGGGAGGGTTGTGCTGTTATAGCCAATGGCTTGGGTCATATAACATTCCAGGCAATTGATTTTGGTGGCTGCGCAAACACGCATATTTTTTCTGGTTATGATGGATTTTGCGCGCCGGTTGGCAACTATACAATCAGCGGCGGCGCGATGTATCATCTAAAGGCATCCGGTTGCGGTGAAGCGGGACGAACTGATCCGATGATTGTCTCGATCATTGGGAATATCGAGTTTACCGGCGCTTTCATCCAACTCGATGGCCTGTCATACATTATGTGGGATGCCGGAAATATCTCTTTCTCTGGGGCGGGCAACGTCACGGGCAAGAAGCATCAAGTATTCTCCAACTCGGTTCTGCAAGTACCGAATGGGACGATAAACTACTTTCCCGGTACATTAGCAGGCAGTGTTCCGGCCCAACCCAACACCGCAACTGCTGGTGGCTCGGGTGGGTTGTTCATGACTGATTGGCCGGGCGTGTCACGCACCGCGTTTAATCATGTTGATATGAACTTGCTTAAGTAGTCGGCTGATCGATGCCCGGCCCCTATCCGATACAAACACTGTCGGTGACGATCGATGCTACTGGCATCTCCACGCCGACATTCGAAGACATCCTTGCGTCACTGACTGCCAGCTACCAGCAGATTTATGGTAGCGACACCTATCTTGAGCCGGATTCGCAGGATGGGCAGTGGATCGCGATCCAGGCAGAGGCGATCAACGATTCCAATCAGGCACTGGTCGCCGGGTATCTCGCCTACTCTCCCAGTACGGCGCAAGGTGTCGGGCTGTCATCGATTGTCAAGATCAATGGCATCGCTCGCCGCACCCCATCCTACAGCACTGTCGAGGTGCGAATAGTTGGTCAGGCCGGGACAGTTATCGAAGAAGGCATTGTCTCCGACACCAACCTACATCAGTGGGACTTGCCAGCGGAAGTAATCATTCCGCTAGATGGCGAGATCACCGTCACCGCTGTTTGCCGGGATCTGGGCGCGGTAACTGCCGCACCCGACACGGTTGTCAATATCGTCACGATGCAACCGGGTTGGCAAACCGTTACCAACCCGCTTTCCGCGTTCAAGGGTGCGCCGCTGGAAGGCGACGCCGCTCTAAGACGGCGTCAGACCTTCTCGACCAATATCGTCGCGATTACGCCGCGTGAATCGATCCAAGGCGTGGTTGCCAACCTTCCGGGGGTTGGGCGCACGATCGTCAACGAGAACGACACCGATTTCTACAGTGACGAGGGCATCCCACCACATTCGATCGCGGTGGTGGTAGAATCGGGGGATGCCGCCGAAATCGCAGAGGCGATTGCAATCAAGAAGAATGTCGGTTGCGGCACTTTTGGCGACATGGAGTACACATACTACGACAGTCACGGGGTGCCGCTTATTGTCAATTGGTTCTATCTGCGTGAGGTGCCGATCTTTGTCACTGTTCGCATCGATGCGTTGCCGGGTTA